CAACGGGTCGCTGTACGGCGGGGAGCCGTACCTGGGCGCGGTCGAGTCCCTGTGGCGCCTCCGCGACGCCGGGCACAGCGTGCACCTGGTGACCGCCCGCGGGTTCTTCGTCCTGGGCGAGATGATCCGCGAGCAGACCGTCGACTGGTTGGCCGCCTACGACGTTCCTCACGACTCGCTGACCTTCACCAAGGACAAGACCGAGGTGCCGGTCGACGTGTTCGTCGACGACTCAGCGAAGAACGTGGCCCAGCTGGTCGCGGCTGGGGTGCCGACGTGGATGGTCAACCAGCCCCACAACGCCGGCGCGGTGCATCACTTGCGGGTGGACCACGTGTCCGAGTTCGTCGACGCCGTCCTGATGCTGCCGTGAGCACCGACCAGGAGGTCCGGGTCACCTCCACCACAGGCGCATCCAAAGGCTCCAAGCCCGCCCGGTTCGACCTCATCCCCACCGGGCCGCTCTGGGAGCTCGCCGAGCACTACGGCAAAGGCGCACTCAAGTACGCGCCGGTCAACGGGCGGGACAACTGGCGCAACGGGTACGACTGGCACCTGTCCTACGCCGCGCTGCAGCGGCATGCCAACGCGTTCTGGGCTGGTGAGGACATCGACGCCGAGACCGGGTCCAAGCACCTGATCGCGGTTGCCTGGCACGCGTTCGCGCTGGCTGAGTTTATGGGCTCCCACCCGGACTTCGACGACCGGCCGACGTCGTGAGCGGGCAGTCCGCAGCCCTCGAAGCCGCGATCATCAAAACCCTGCAAGACCACGCTGACGAACCCGCGGAGAAAGGCCTGATCACCGGCTGGGTCCTGGTCGTCGAGTCCGTCGGCACCGACGACGCGTCTTACGTGCGGATGTACGCCTCGAACCACACCCCGCGGTGGCGGGACCTGGGCCTGTTGCAGTTCGGTATCGACTGCCTGAAGCACCACATGTTCGCCCGGTCATAGCGCCGTGTCGAAAACCCGCTACGTAGCGCACTTATCCGCTATGCTGGGCAGGCACCCAGGCATCTGGGACCACCGCCGCACCGTCCGCCCCGACAGGTGAGGCCACCGGAAAGAGGCACCATGACCACCCGCACCCGCAGCGAATCGCACAGCATCTTCGTCGGCGACGACGCCCACATCACCGCCTCGCTCGACAAGGACAGCGACTACCCCACCGACGTCTACATCCGCAACGCCAGCCACGACACCCTCGTGTCGCTGTATTTGTCCCCGCTGGCGTTACGTGAGCTGCGGGACACCTGCACTCGTGCGCTGAAGGGCATCGAGTTCGAGGCCCTCTCGGTCGTCGGCGGCCAGTGCTACCACTGCGAGAAGCCCATCACCGGCGCACCTGTGACCGACGAAGGCGACCAAGCCTGGCTGCCCAAAGCCCAGTGGCGCACCTGGTGCACGGAGGACTGCCACGTTGCGTCCGCTGAGAAGGCAGAGGCGTCATGACCCGTCTCTGGTCCCTACTGAAGGCGTGGCACAAGGCCGCCCTGAACGAACACATGGCCAAGCACCGCACCCAGCACGGGTCCGGCGCGGTGACGACCAAGAGGCCCACATGACCACTCGAACCCAGCAGCAGTCCACGTGGTGGCCAACAGCCAAGGCGTATGCCGCCTTGATGGGCCTGGCTTGCCCGATCGTCATGCGTAAAGACGAGCCGAAGATGGCCAAGGTCACGATCACTGTGGTGCAGCGATGACCACCCCCACACCCGAGCCTGTCCGTCCGGAGCCCGTTGCGACGCTGGGAAGAGGCAGAAGTGCTGACTCGGCACCCATCCGTCGTGCGCATCTTGACGGTGGACGCCTGATGCCGTCCACGAGCACCCCACAAGACGCGTTCCGGCGCCCCAACCCGGGCACCTACACGTGCATGGTGTGCGTGCCCAACGTGTCCGACAAGGGCGGGCAGCGCGAGTTCAGCGCCCACTACGACCGGGAGCACGCCTCGACCCCGACGCCGCAACGGCGGGCATCATGAGCTTGTTCAGCCATCCTGAACATGGGCACATCCTGAACAGGACCAGCTGATGGCTACCGGGCGCCGCGCCAAAGTCCGCCCCGACGGCACCTGCGAACGCTGCGACCAGGTCCACCCCAGAGCCGCCTGCCACCGATCCAACGGCCAACCCTGCATGCGGTACCCCACCAAAGGCATGAAGGTTTGCTGCATGCACGGTGCCCGCGGCGCCAAAGCCAAGCGGAAAGCCGCGCAGGTCATCGCCGCGGCCGAAGCTGACGCCGCGAAGGTTCGCGCCTGCAAAACTCTCGGGGTCCGCTTCGACGGCCTGAACATCTCCCCCACCGAAGCCCTCCTTGAAGAGGTGACTTGGACGTATGTCCACGTCCAATGGTTGCGCTCCAAGGTCCAGGAGCTCGAAGACCGCGCGTCCCAGAGCACGACCATCGACAGCGAAGACGGCGACCCGACCACCATCGAACGACCCGGCGGCCACGCCCTCATCTGGGGCCAAGTCGAGTTCAAGTCCAAGACCGGCGGCGACGACTGGGGCAAAACCACCGTCGACCGCGCCGGACCCAACGCCTGGTACGAGCTGTACAGCAGGGAACGCGACCGCCTGATCAAGGTCTGCTCCGAAGCGATCCGGGCCGGCATCGAAGAGCGCCGCGTCCAGCTGGCTGAGCAGCAAGGCGCCCTGGTCGCTGAAGCCATCAGGCGGATCCTCGACGACCTGAACCTCTCCCCGGAGCAGCTCTCCCAGGTTGCCACCGTCGTGCCCCGACACCTGCGTGCGATCGCAGGTGGTGCAGCATGAGCGACGCAACCTTTAACTCTGAGTTAGCAGTTGAGCCGCCTGAGCCAATCTGTCCGACCTCATGCACATTCAGCGGGCACGAGATGGCTCATGCCCGAGCCGAACTCGTCAACCTGACCGCCAAGGCCGAAGCCGTCGCGGCTGCGTATCGGCTCACTCACGGTGACGACATGGCCATGGTGTCCGGCACTCGCCGCAAGCCGAACGCCCGCGCCGATGCGCGGAAGTGGAGTGCAGCCGACAGGGAAGCCGACGCATGGTCCGCGGTCAGCGCCAAGGCAGCCGAGATCGAACTGCTCGAATACCGGGCCAAGATCGCCAAGCGTGACGCTCTGGTGCCCTACGCGGTTGCCGAACTCAAGGCGGCCCGGTACATCCGCACAAGGCACGGTTGGCACGAGGTCGTCCGCGTCTCCGTGAAGTCCGTGACGGTTCGCACCGAGTGGTCTTGGAATGACCGCGTGATGCTCGCCGAAGTGATTGAGGTGAGGTCATGAGCGCCTGCGAGGTCTGCTGGACCGAGGCATCCCGACAAGCGTTGATGCTTGGTGGGTCGACCGTCGACCGCTACCGCAAACTCCTGGCCGAGAACCCCGACGGGCATCCCGAGCCTGACGCACCGTCCCGGCTGGAGTAGCCCTGAGCACAGGATTCCTCGAAGCCGCAGCCCGCATGTTCGACCCGAACTGGCGGGCTGCCTACGCAACCCCAGGCGACCTCGCAGTCGAGCTCGACCCGCGCACCATCCAAACCCCCGCCTTGGACCTGATCGACGCAGCCCTGGTCGAAGCAGCCACCACACCTGACGCGCGGCTGATCATCTGCATGCCCCCGCAAGAGGGCAAGTCGTTCAGGTGTTCCAGGTGGTTCCCGCTGTGGCTGCTGCACCGCAACCCAGACACCCGCATCGCGATCATCTCCTACGAGTCCAACATCGCCAGGCGTTGGGGCCGCGCCGTCCGCGACACCATCACCCAGCACGGCAAAGCCCTCGGCCTGCGAATCCGCGACGACCTCGCCGCACAGCACGAATGGCAGCTCGACGGCCACGAAGGCGGCGTGTACACCGCCGGCATCGGTGGCGCACTGACCGGCCGACCCGTGGACCTGCTGATCATCGACGACCCGATCAAAGACCGGGCCGACGCGGACTCCCCCACGATCCGCGGCAACGTCATCGACTGGTGGACCGACACCGGATCCACCCGCCTCGCCCCCGGCGCCCCCGTCGTCCTGATCCAAACCCGCTGGCACCCGGACGACCTCGCCGGGTGGCTCCTCCAGCAGGAGGACGCCCACCGGTGGAAGCTCATCTCCATCCCCGCCCAAGCCGAAGCCCTGAACCCAGCAGACGACCCACTCGGCCGGCAACTCGGTGAGTTCATGGCCTCCGCGCGCCGGCGCACCGTGGCGCAGTGGGAGAAGATCAAGGCCGCCCTGCCGGCCCGGACGTGGGCTGCGCTCTACCAGCAGCGACCAACGCCTGCTGAGGGCACTGTGTGGCAGGAGTCGTGGATCAGCGCGTTCCGTGGCCGCACCGGCGACAGCATGCATAAGTGGGCGCAGGTCCTGGTCGGTGTCGACCCGGCCGTGACGTCGAAGACGACCAGTGACGAGACGGGCATCGTGGTGACTGCGATGGACACCGAAGGCACCGGCTGGGTGGTCGACGACCGGTCGTTGCGTGGGACACCGACCGAGTGGGGTGTCGCGGTCTGGCATGCGGTGTTCGACTGGAACGGCACCGGCATCGTCATCGAGGACAACCAGGGCGGGGAGATGGTCCTGACGGTCCTGCAGACGTCGTGGCAGACCGCGGTGGCGTCGTACCTGCGCCTGCACCCGTCGTGGCGCCCGATCATCGCCCCACCGGTCACCCGGGTGCACGCGTCGCGCTCGAAGCGGATCCGCGCCGAGTCTGTGGCTGCCCTGTACGAGGTGGGCCGGGTCAGGCATGCTGCTGACGGCACCACTCGCCTGGCCGCGCTCGAAGACCAGATGACGGCCTGGACCGGTGTTGGTGACTCCCCTGACCGCATCGACGCCCTGGTCCACGCCCTGACTGCGCTGTTCCTGCCCAAGCACGCTGATGCTGGGGTGGGCGCGGCCCGTCAGCAGGCTGCGACGCGTCGCCGAGCAGCTGGTCGACGCTGACGGCATGTCCGGGCACTGGTGTCGGGCCTGCTGGTTACGTTGGTGCGCAGCGAGGTAGAGCAGCTCGGTCAGCTCGCCGGCCCCATAAGCCGGAGGTCGCAGGTTCGAATCCTGTCCTCGCCACGAAGCGGTCCCCTGTAGGGGAGGCCTGTGACGGCGACCATTGCTGCAGCATTGTGGTCAGGCCTGAGGCGAGAGGTGCGCGGTTTTCTACTTGCCCCGCAAACGCCGCATCACCCCCATCGGGCTCCGAAGCCGGTGGGGGTCTCCACTTGAGTGACCTGCGCACACCGCGTGCCCGAATCCTCTTCGCGCAGTAGCCCGATACGGTGTCCCTTGTGGCGTGCCACACGGCACAACGACGACGGAGGCCCTCTTGCGCACGTTCCTTCACGACCAGTGGTCCCCGCTCTCGCACATCGCCGACCTGGGCGACGGCAACCTCGGAACCCGCCCACTGAATGTTGCATCGTGGGTGGATGACGTCGACGCCCGCCGGCTCACCGCGTACCGGATCCTGTCTGCCTACACCGACAACGTCCGCAGGTTCTACCTGCCGGCGGCGATGTGGGGCATCCAAGGCGGCCTGGAGCTCGACTCGTTCGGGAACCTGCCATCGAACTCGGACCCCTCCGAGGCGGCGAAGATGCGCGAGTATGGCCATGCCGGGCTGATCACCGAAGCGACCCGGTCTCTGGTGTTGGGTGAGGACCAGACCATCGTCGTGGTCGACCCCACCCAGAAAGGCGACACCGAGAACGCCGCAACAGCCAAGGTGAGGGACTGGCTCGAGGCGTGGGCCACCAAGGAACGCCTGGTTGGCAAGCTCCTCACTGGTGAGGAGACCACGATCACTGATGGTGACGGCGTGTACGTGCTGGGTTGGTCCCCGCGCGCTGGTCGTCCCCGGCTGAAGACCTACGACCCGGGATTCTATTTTCCGGACC